GTTTATAAATATAGTAAAACAATAAATCTAAGTTTACATTTTCATTAATATGTTCATTAGTGTTTTTATTTTATTCCTTTCTTCCATTATATCAACATTTTTGTGAATAAATTTTGAACCTAAATCTGTTTTTAATGAAGGTTTATAAACAGCATCGGGATGTAAACTTTTCATCTTTTTTATCAACATTGAACCAAAACCTTCCCTTCTTCTATTCGGTCTAACTATAATATCACTAACTGTTATTTCATTATTGTAAACCGTGTATGCAACATAACCTATAATAGTTTCAGATTCAAATCCAATTGGGTTTTCGTCATCATCTTCGTAAATACCCAGTTCGTAGTTATCTTGTCCATCATAATGGTCAACGTGTTCGTGGTTAAAAATAATCTTTTTCATATATTATAAATATAAAAAAATCCCATCGAGTATTCGATGGGATTGTATATCGTTTAGTTTTCACCCCCTGTATGACCAAACGATTAGATGTTCAAGGTTAACCTTGACTATTAAGGGAGTCACCCAAAATTGTTGTTATGAACCACATCCTTCACATTCAAATGGTGAATCATTTGGTTTAATTGATAAAACCATTTCTTCAACATAATTACTTGTTAAGTTTGATTCTTTAACATTACTTATTTGATTTTCAACATTTGGTTTAGAAGTTGTTATATCAATACCCAACCCTTTAATTGGGTCAACAGCAGCCTTAGTTCTAAGATAGTACATTCCGGTTTTTAAACCAAGTTTCCACCCGTATAAATGAGCCGCCATAACTTTTGTTTTATTTGCGTTATCAATAAATAAATTTAATGACTGAGATTGGTCGATATAAATTGACCTATTTGCCGCCATTGTTAGAATTCTTTTTTGTGACATTTCCCAAACTGTCTTATAAATTTCTTTTACATCAACAGGTATCTCGGGTATGTTTTGAACCGAACCGTTTTCCATTATTAATTTTTTCTTTATTTCATCAGACCACAAACCTCTTTCCAACAATTCATTAACCAAATGTTTATTGATTACAATAAATTCACCACCCAATGTTCTTCTTGAATAGAGATTAGAAGTAAAAGGTTCAAAGGCTTCGTTGTTACCTAAAATTTGAGCGGTAGATGCTGTTGGCATAGGTGCAACTAATAAAGAGTTTCTTACACCATATTTGACAACATCTTTTCTTAGCGATTTCCAATCCCATCTTCCACTTGTGTCCTTGTCTGTTTTACCCCATAACTCGTATTGGAATTGACCCTTAGATAATGGGGAACCATCAAATGAAGAGTATGCACCATTTTCAATAGCCAAGTCTTTAGACGATGTGAGAGCAGCGAAATAAATTGTTTCAAATATTTCTACTTGTAATTTGTCTGCATCCTCACTTTCAAAAGGTAATTTTAACATACAAAATACATCTGCCAATCCTTGAACACCTAAACCAACTGGTCTGTGTTTCATGTTTGAAAGTTTTGTTTCCTCAGTAGGATAAAAATTTAAATCAATAACGTTGTTTAGGTTTTTTACAACTTGATACACATATTCATATAGTAAATCGTGATTAAATTCTTTGTTGACTACGTATTTTGGTAAAGCAATTGATGCTAAATTACAAACCGCTTGTTCTTCTGGAGAAGAAAATTCTAGAATTTCAGTGCAATTAAATGTTTTTAATCCTTGTGAAATAAAAATATGTTCATCATTATAAATTGTTGGACAATAAACATCTTCTTTACCCACATATTCTATGGATTTTACTTTATATCCCTTTTTCGTATTATCCCGAAATTCACGATTGTCAATGATTATGTTTTTTCTATCAAGAAACCCTATTTTTTCATTTATTTTTTGTGAGTCATTTTTATTACCAACAATTAATCTATAACAATCTTTTGTTTTGTATAGTGAATATCCACCTTTACCATTTGGTAATGACCGTTGACCTCCATTTCTTAACAATCTAATAGATGTTTGAAGACCTAAATTTTGAAAAATTAATTGAAGCTCTTTTAAAAAATCAATATTTATGTCGGCATAACTTATTTGTGTTGGCTCCCCTTTTGATTTATTTTTATTAGCTGTTCCATCAGCAAATAATAAACCCCGCAAATAAGACCATTGCGTTTCTTCATTTGAAGACCAAATCCATTCGGGTACATATCCCTTTTCAAAGAGTAATTCTTTTTTAAAAAATTCACTAGATAATCTTTTTTTCTTTACTTTAGAAAATGAAACAACACAATCTATAAATTTACAACCTTTAGTTGAATATCTAGGTTTATACTCGTATTTTGAATATAATTTTTGAATTTTGTTTTCAATCTCTTCAACTAAATCAAAATCATTTTCCCATAAATCAAATAAAATTGATGATTTGTTTTGTGTACCATCTGATTGATATAAACCCAATAAAAAGGCCTCATCTACCATTTCTTTTGAACCAAACAATCCTTTATTAGTTTGTACTGCTATTTTATCACCTATTTTTAAATCCTTACATTCAATACGTGTTATATTATTTCTTGAGTCAATTACAGGTATTCCATGATATGGTGTTACTTTATGTTCCATACCATTTTCTAATGTTATTTTATAAACATCTTCATTTTCACCTCGTTTAATCATTTTGGATGATTTGACAATTTCAGAACCATTAAAAAGTTCTAATTCCACATCCATTTCACACAATTCTTTGGCTGTTAAGTAACCCTTTGTTGTCACCACTCTTTGGTCACCTGTTATACACAAATTAGATGATTTAATTGTACCTAAGTTCTTTTGGTTTGACTTGTAATTAGCAGCATCTTTATATAACATATAAGGTACCCCCGTTTCAATTTGTGCGGTCAAAATGGCATCCATTAATTTTCTAGCTTTTACGACTTTTCTTGCCTTACCTTCCTTCTCATATCTTTCATAAAGTTCAGTAAAATCTTGTGTAAATTTGTATGGGTCATCATATACGTCAGATAATCCAGGCGCCTCATCTGGTGAAAATAATGACCATTCTAAATCTTGTTCTACTCTTTTCATAAATAAGTCAGGGACCCACATCGCTAAAAACAAATCTCTGGCCCTTAATTCTTCTTTTCCATGGTTTTTTCTTAATTCAATAAACTCAAATACATCTGAGTGCCATGGTTCAAGATAAACAGCGAATGAACCGCGGCGGCGACCCCCTTGGTTAATCCAACGAGCAACTTCATTATATGTTTTCATCATTGGTAACAAACCATCTGATTCTCCACCAGTACCTTTGATATACGCACCTTTACCTCTTACATCATGAACATGTAAACCAATACCACCAGCCCATTTAGATATCTTCGCAACATCTTTTATTGTGTCAAATAAACCATCAATGTCATCACCTTTATTACCAATCAAGAAACAGGACGACATTTGTGGTCTGTGTGTTCCTGCGTTAAATAAAGTAGGTGTTGCGTGTGTGTAATAATGTTGTGATAAATCATCATAAATTCTTAAAGCGGTCTCTATGTCATTATTACAAATACCAACAGCAACTCTCATGTACATGTATTGTGGTCTTTCAACAATACGATTACCAATCTTTAGTAGATATGAACGTTCTAATGTTTTAAACCCAAAATAATCAAAATCAAAATCTCTTTCTTGAATAATCGCACCATCTAAAACATCCTTATATTGTTGAACAAAATTATAGGTTTCATTTGAAATTAATGAAGATTCCTTATTTGTTTTCGGTTCAACAAATGAATGTAATTCCTTGATTGAATGTGAGAATTTTTTTGGTGTAGTTTTATGTAAATTAGATACTGCCAATCTACCGGCTAATTTTGCGTAATCTGAGTGAGAGGTGACAAGAGATGCAGCGGTTTCTGCTGCTAAAATATCTAACTCTGTTGTTGATATACCGTCATAAATACCTTGTGTCACTTTAAGGGTTATCAATGTTGGGTCAACATATTCAAGATTTAAATCATCGCAAAAATTTTGAATTCTTCTTGTAATTTTGTCATATCTCATTTCTTCCAATGAGCCATCTCTTTTTTTAACTTTCATATCTTTAAATTTTAAAAATCAACATCATCAAATGAACCACTCATATCCTCAATGGATGTAACAGTATTCACACCCGCTTTTTGATATTCAGCAACTCTTTTTTCAAAGAAATTAGTTTTACCTTGAAGTGCGATATTTTGCATAAAATCAAAAGGGTTCTCAACATTATATACTTTAGAACAATTTAAAGAAACTAATAGTCTATCTGTAACAAATTCCAAATATTGAGACATTAGGTCAGAATTCATCCCAATTAATCTAACAGGTAATGCCTCAAGAATAAATTCTTTTTCTACTTCTAAAGCACCACATATGATTTCTTTTATTTTCTTTTCAGACAATTTATTTTGAATATGTTGATTGTATAGATGACAAGCAAAGTCACAGTGCATACCTTCGTCTCTTGAGATTAATTCATTTGAGAAAGTTAGACCGGGCATTAATCCACGTTTTTTCAACCAAAAAATTGAACAAAATGAACCCGAAAAGAATATACCTTCAACAGCGGCAAAAGCAATTAATCTTTCAACAAACGAATCGGAGTTAATCCACTTTATTGCCCATTCCGCTTTCTTTTTAATTGCCGGAATAGTTTCAATCGCATTGAATAATTTATTTTGTTCCTGTTTGTCTTTAATATAAGTGTCAATTAACAACGAATAGGTTTCACTATGAATATTTTCCATCATAATTTGAAAACCATAAAACATTTTCGCTTCAGTGTATTGAACTTCATTAACAAAATTCATCGCTAAATTTTCATTAACAATACCATCAGATGCAGCAAAAAACGCCAAAACATGTTTTACGAAATGTTGTTCATCTTCGTTTAATTTATTTTCCCAATCATAGATATCATCCTTTAAATCTATTTCTTCCGCGGTCCAAAAACAAGCCTGTTGTTGTTTATAAAGCCTCCAAATGTCATGATATTCAATTGGAAAAAGGACAAAGCGGCCCGGATTTTCTTGTAAAATCTTTTCTTTCATAATTATAATTTTTTTTTAATTTGTGTTCAACATTTGATTTCTACGGATAAAAGCTTCTTTTGCTCTCGTAGCGTTGTCTTTTTGTTTCTCCTCTTTGTGTCCGAGAAGAGTTGTTTGAGATTCGGTATCAATAATCAAATATTCATTATCAAATTTACAGTTTTGCCATATAATACCGTCCTTACCTATTCTTGATTTAAGAAGGGTCATAGTTGCCATTTTGTGGTCTTTTTGTTCAATAGTTTTACCTATCGATAGAATCACGTGAGCAATTTGAGCTTTTTTAATTGAACCACCCATTTGGTCACTATTAACCACTTCTGATGAAATAGATTCCCTATTACCTTGAGTAGCGGTCCATATTACTAAATTAAATTCATTTGTCATAGATTCTAAACTTCTCATTACGGAACCCTCACCTTTCCATTCATCCCCATATTGTGATTTTTCTGGTGATATACAATCAACGTAATCAATTATCAATAAGTCTATTTTTTTTCCTTCAGATAATCTTTTTCTAATTCTTGTTTTTATTTCAGAAATGGTAACAGAATCACTTGGTAATTTTAACAAATCAAGACTCCCCTTACTGTTTGTACTTTTTTCTAAAACAGCATTTTTTACCAATTCTTTATTATCCGGTTGTTCATCTGGTGAAACACCCGACCATATGGTATAATGTTTACGTTTAATGACATCTGTACTATCCTCAAAAAATACTTGAAGTACATTGAAACCGTAGTTATATGCAGTGTTAGCAAATAAAGTTAATAATGTCGATTTCCCTGTACCTGTTGGTGCTAATACTACACCTAATTCACCTATACCTAAACCACCTTTAAGTACACTGTCTAAACCACTGATACCAGTTGGTATGGGGCACCTATTATCCTTTTCTAACGCTTGGTCAATGTTTTGAAAAACATCGACGGTCTCATCGGGCGGTAGACCAACTCTAAGTGCTTTCTGTATTATCCCCTCAATTTTATGATATTCTTGAAATGCCCCGTTTTCAATAATAGTATTGACATGTTTAATCTCTTTTTTGAGATTTTGTTGTTTACAAAAATTTAACGCCTCTTCTTGGACCATAGGGTCCTCTTTGGTGTTATCCATTAAATCTTGTATCGTATCAAGATGGACTCTAGCAGATTCTTGAGAACCATACTCCATCACAATTGTCTGTGATAAACTCTGATAATCAGGAATTTTATTATATTTTTGATAATACTCTTTAATGTGTTGGGTAATGTATTTAAATGATTGATTGTCAAAGTATTTGCTTTCAATTACATCAATAATTTGTTCTCCATATTTTTTGTTTTCGATAATTGCTTTTAAAAGTGTTTGTTGAAATGATGCTCCTAGAAATCCAAAATTTTTTTCTGACATGTTTTTTTATTTTTTATAATTCATAATTTAAATACGTTGTTTCCAAATCTTTAGAAGATAATACGTTTGTTAGTTCTGATAAATATCTTTTAAGATATGGACGAATATCCACAGTATACCTTACCTTCGGGTGATAATAGTTAGCCGGAAACATACTTCTGATAAATACTTCATCACCTAACTTAATTTCCAAAACAAAGTACTCTTGAGTACTGTCTAATTTAGTTTCGGAGTCATCCGAATCGTAAAAAAAATCCATGTTATCGTATAGATAATCCATAGTTTTTATTTTTAAATCTTCACCAATTTCATCGCAAATATTTTTTACAATGTAGTATAAATCCATAGAATGGCGAATCTGTGGATTGTATTCTCTTACGTTGAAAAACCTTTGACATACGATATTGTTTTCAAGTGTAAGTAGAAATTCGAATTTTAATAGTTCTTGATTATTCATTTGTTTTGATTTTAATTGTTTTTTTATTTTTTTCTTTTCTTGTTAATCTTAAAAATGGGTTTAAAAATTTTATCCATGCATCATCCGATTTTGGTAGTAGTAAAAATAATCCATCCTCAATCATCATCTTCATTGTGTTTTTATATGAACGACCCTCTGAATCCATATAATCATCCACTAATAAAGATATTGATTCTTTAGCGTCTTCGGTTAAAAATGGGGAATCAAGACTAACTATTTTTTCATTAACTTGAAAAAACTCCTCTCCCAAAACACCGTA